ATGACTTGTTGTTCACCCTCTGAATCCCAAACTGGACGTATAGGGAACTCAATTCCCTGAGATTCGTCTGCCATTATTTCACCTTTGCTTCGCCAAGTCTTTCTGGCGATTTATCTCCATCTTCGTGAACTCTGCATCCAACTCTTGAAACACTTGAAGTAAACCAGATGGCATACTCATTGCCGCTACGAATTCCGATGGGACGCAATCTACAGAACGCCAAATTAACCATAGCGGATAAAGCTCGTCGAACTCTTTCTTCGATGTACGCAACAACGTGCTAATCTTTACGTTGTTGCTGACAGGCAACAGCCTACCTAACTGTTTGTGGATGTATGTCGCTTCCGCGATTTTTTTTTATATTTCGCGACAGTGGCACTTGTTCCTTTAGATATTTCGTCCTTGATTTTTTCCAGATTTTCCAATTTGAACGCATCGAACCATTCTGGATTTACTCTACTAGCGGCGGCATACCATTTCTCCTGCTCGGAGGACGGAAATGCAATCAATTCCTCAAAATTGGGAAGACGCTCGCCATCTGTTCGTTTCGCGCAAGCGACTAATCTAGGGTACAGATTGACTCGGAAGAAGTCTCTGGTCACACCGCGTAAAGTTCCTATCATATCAAAGGCTGGCGTTACTTTTGGATGCGGTTCTTTTGCCTTGTTTTCTGATTCTTTGGCTTTCCGCTTGCGTTCCAAAACAATAAATTGATGCTCTGCCTCAGAGATTGACGCCATAAGATAGTTCTCTTCGGCGGTAGCCTGCCGCACAATGATGGTAGCCATAACGCTACCATCATTGTCGTTGATGTCGAATTGCTCCTGCTTTAGCTTGAACTCATACATGGTTAGTAGAGATACGGAGCAACGATGAATGACGCATCAGCAGGTGCAACGGCGAAATGTACGCCAGTCACATCAACGCTGGTCGGAGCAGGCGAGATTGCCACACCAGTGGCGTAGTCGTAGGCAACTATCGCGGCCGTATTCACTGGAGGCTTATCGGTGTCAAACAGGAAGTCCTTCGTGGTACTATCCGCCTGCCAACAAGCAAAGTTAGGTCTATAAGCAGTGTTAATGTCTCGGACACCGGCCTTCAACGAACCCATCGTTGCCAAACTCAGGGTAGTTCCCCAAAACTCTTTCTTGGATTTCGCCCAAGTAATCGTATAGGTGAACTGAGCAACGCTGGCATCGAACTTCGCAAGCGGTTGAGGAACGATATGGGCGCGAGGGTACAACTGACTCGCCCAAACAGAGTCCCCGTCTTCATCGTGAGCAACGAGACCAGAAACCAACAGAGCAACTGTCGGCTCCAAACCTTCTCGGTCTGTGTCCACTGGAATCATATTGAAATCACCAACGTCATAACGCTTCACGCCTTCCAAAGCCGCGTTCACATCGAACAAGTTGTACAAAGTATGAAGCGTGGCACTTCGGGCAGTGATGGACGGCAGGATGAATGTATCCTGCACCGCTCCCTGAGCTACAGCCGGAATAACGCGCGGGGCTGGAACAGTCGGAGAAAAGTCTTGAACACCTTCCAGTTCCTCACCTTTATACAATATGCCATCGTGAGTAGCAGATGGACTACCATCAGTCGAGCTTAGAATCCATGCACAAGCTCGATAGATTTCGATACGGTCAAGATATGTAATAGGGGTCATAATTATCTCCTTTACTTACTGTATTTTGATTCTGCATCTAACAATTTACTGGCCGCATCCTGCGCTCTCTTTTCCTGAACGGTTTGAGTAACTTGCGGCGATTTTGAAGACCATACGGTTTTACCGTACCAATGCTTATCTTTCTCGTCGCATTGACAGACTGCGAACCTATGCGTCACCTTATCAATCCCTTCGGTGAGCGTTTCGGTTTTGATGGTCAACTCCTTACCATGTACAGGACATTTCACTTTATCCATAACTTTCCTTTCTATGCCGTCGCCGCTGTTACGGACAACGGAAACGAAACCTTCTGAGTGATTGTGAATCTCAACGTCTGATAAATGAAATTCGGAACTGACTCTGCCTTATTCTTGAACCAAAACACAGGGTCGGCAGTTGGAATGAGATTAGTTCCCAAACACCACTTCACATAGGTGTTGCCGTTGAAGCTAAGACCTGGGTTGCTAAAGAACCAATAAGTCAGGGATGACATCACCTGTTCGTATTTAGGCCAACTATGTTTCAAATCCTTGAACCTAACGTAAAGGTTTGCGTTCAAAGTCCACATGATGGTTTTGTCCAAATGAAGCGGCTTATTCAAGGGACTCGCCAAACTCCATCGGGATGGCTGAAAGATTAGAAAGTAATCTCCGCCTTCCCATTTATCCTTTTCGTTGATACTAACCTGCCAGTCGTGGGCGAAGTAGGTTGGCATCGTAGCCACAATATAGGCCATCAGACTCGTTCTTACGTCAGTTAGATAAGTCGGGTCAGGAGACATAGCCGAAAAACCTTTTGATACCATTGATTATCAAGTCAATGATTCTAGCTCCTTCGTATGTTTTGGTTGGTGAATATCTATCCAAGAAGTTCTGAATGATTTCAGCCAAAGGCGTCCATCGTCCCTGATGGATTCTCGACTGGCCTTCACCTTCGAGATTTCCCAAAACATAGCTGGCATACTCTGTCGTGTTCCGAATGACGAAACCATCTTCAACCGACTCTTTAGTCCAACCACCAGCCAACTCGCCGCTTCGGATATACGGAATTCCGTGACCAAAGCCTCCTGTATTGAAATACAAGATTTCTTGAAGAGGACTATCCCAGTTGATTTTTCCAGAAACCGCTCCTCCTTCTATACTTAACATCTCCAAGAGTTTGTCGGATAGGTCGTCCATTTCCGGTATGACGGCCTTGCGTCCTTCGTTCAAGGCATCAGGAAGGCGTTCTGCGAACTGTTCCAGAAAAGATGAGTCGAAGTCAAAATCAATCATGGCTACTCGGTAGTGTCCGGCGTATAAGGAGTCGTCTCTTCAGTTGAAGACCCAGGATATTTGCTCCAATCTCTAAATCGGTTTCCAAAGGCTTTGTTCTGGAAAATTGGATGAACATCAGGATTGTTGTCATATCCAATCTGGTCGAACAGATTTGGCTGGTCGCCCTTTCCGATTTCAACGATAAGACCTGGAGCCATTTGTTGCGCCCAAGCGAAGATTTCATTTCGTATCACCTTCCAGGGCGAAATTCCGCGCTGGTCAATCGGTACGAGTCTGCCTGAGCCATTGGCTAGGGCAACCAAATCAGCCACATCCTGCTCCACCAAAGCGACACACATCGGGCGAACCATATTTGCTCGGTCTGTACTATCGAAAAGATTCTCTAAGATGGGAGCATTCACACCATAAGAAATCATTGCCGCATTGAGATACGCAGAGATTTGGTCAATCCAATTAACTACGGTTACTTCTGTTGGATTGGTTTGCGACGTGAACTTTCCTGCATCCGTGAAAATTCCAGAGTAGGCCGCCACACCAGATGCAGTCCCATAGCTTGCAGGCTTCGGAGTGACAGCGGATGAAGAGCCAATTATCTTTACTCCAGCGGCTTGAATTGCCGCATTGATGCTATTGTCGGAGATGGGGTCAACGTCTGTTCCGTAGTTGAGTGCATCTGTGCCGGTGACTTGAATGAGACCACTTGCAACCAAAGTGCTTGACACTGTTCGCGAGGCGTAGATTTGCCCACCAGCATCTACCGTGATGTCGGCAAAGGTGGAAGTGGACATCACGAATGCGATTTCCAAAACGGCATTTCCGTCCACTTCTCCGTCCAAAGGGTTGGCGGTCAATTCAGCATCCACTATGACAATATGAGTTGGCTGGATTTCCCAAGTATCTACGGCAGTTGGAATTATGCCGCCTACCCAGGTGGCCGTGTCGTTCCAACTTCCAGAGTCGCTTGACTTGATGAGTGCCATTGTTATCTATCCAGATAAATCCAAACATCCGCGTTGTCGCCATCTGCCGCGCCTTCCAAAAGAACAGTGAGATAATCATCAATGTTGTTTTGGTCAGGAATGGATTGCGCTCCATTGAACGTCATCAATGCGCCAGATGTATTGTTTACCAAATCATATGGCATCCAATTTCCGTCAGTGGCATTGTGATTCAATACCAAAAGTGAATAACTTGGACAAGTTACACCCTTAGTCTGGACGGTCAATTTGATACTACCAGCGTCTGGATTATTGTGATACTTCACAGCAACAGCAAGCACATTGCCAACCAACTTGTGATTGGAATCCGATTTCGATGTTCCAGTTCCACCGGCCACTACACCAGTATTTTGAGGGCCATACCAACCCATTATTCCTCCTCCGGCTCTATGAACAACCACACGTCTGCACTCTGGTTTGCGTTAGCCTGTTGAATTGCCGCATTCACATAATCATCAATGGGAATATGAGTTGGGACAACGTTTGAACCATCGAAGGTCAACGGCGCGCCATTTGTATCGCAAATCGGAGCATTGGGATGATACTTTCCAGAAGTATTGTTGTTCGTGAGAGTCAAAATAGTAAAAGATGGAGGGGCAGGAAAAGTCCCAACCGTCTTGATAATCACATCCGTTGTGGCAGGAGGCGAGCCATTATAATTTACGTATACAGCGGCTATGACGCCACAAATGGGGTGATTACTTGACGCGTTGGCAGTTGCGACGCCATTCGCACCCTTAGCGTTGCCAGTATTGAGTGAGCCAAACCAACCTCCAAGATTGTCCATATTACTTCTCAATCAAAGCGCGCTTGCCTTTGGCAGGCTTTGCTTCTTTTGCTTCGGCATCTTTCTCCATCTGGTCGTACATTTCAGCATTGGCCTTATCCTCTTCTGAAACGCCAACGGGTACAGGTTTGGGTTCTTCGTCCCCCAATCGGAATTCAAGGATATGCTCCTTTACCTTATCGGCATCTTTCATAATGCCAACGGCCTGCTCCTGATACTCGTCAGGAACAACGCGCCAGTTGAACTTATCGAAGTTTACGTTGAAGCTCTGCGTTCCATTCCCATAGGGATAGCCCGCTTTCAAACGAGCGAAAATTTTCTGAGTCATTTAGTCTCCTTATTGAAGAAAACGAGCGGCGGACAACAAAAGGTTCGCCGCCCGTTTAGGCATTCAGGAAGTATGTAGCCCTTATCCACTAAGGACTACGCCTACATTCTCGATGATATACCAAACTGCGTTAAAGGCCATCAGCCTAATTTTGTCGCCAACCACTGCCGAAAACGTTCCAATCTTATGTCCGCCAGGAGCGAAGGCAGTCGTGTTCTCAGTCACCGTATGAGCATAAGCCGATTCCGAGACGATAAGTAATTCCTTACCATCATCGGTGGTGGCTACAGGGTTCGCCAACGTAAGTGCGGCGATTCCGAGATTCGTGATGAAAACAGTCTTACGCATTCCCGCAGGAATGGTTATTGCTCCACTGGCTGATGCGATTTGAGTTTCATCGCCAGACACAGCGTTTGCAGTTGTCAGGACTACGCCATTTACTTTGATGGCCGTTACATCGAGTTCGTCGCCAATTCCGTCAAGGTTAGTTTTTCCCATAAGAACCTCTACGAAAGTGTGCCAGTGTTTTGAGAAATATACCAAACACCGTTGTAGGCGACCAAACGCAGTACATCACCAACGACAGAGAAGGTGTCAATGTGTTTTGTTCCGCCATTGAAATCACCAGACCCCAACGTAATCGTATGAGCCTGAGCAGTGGCACTCACGATGACCAATTCCTTGCCATCATCGGTAGTGGGAGCGGGCGCGACCAACGTTGCCGCAATCGCGCCCGCCTCATTCAGGATAACGGATTTCCGCTGAGAGTTCGGAATGGTGATGGCACCATTGCCGGTCAAAATTTGCATCTGGTCTGCCGCGACTGCACCAGAAGGGGTGACGGACACCCCTCCTATTTTCAGCGCAGTGACATCCAACTCGTCACCAGTTTTATCGAGATTTGTTACACCCATAATAGGCCACCTTTCTAGGTGTTGCCCATTGCGGCGAGTCTCCAATCACCATAGAAGTGATTGTAGCGGGCGTAGAACTTGAAATAATACCGTCCGCCGTCAGGGGCGTTGGGGTCGAACCAAGCCGATTGCAGTGAAGGCGGTTCGCGCATGGCGATGATAATCGGCTTCACAGGCTCGGATGAGGCAACCAAGAACCAAGCGGTTGCGTCCAACTTGGGCGACACGATGTACTTCGTGATTCCCGCCCAGGGATTGGCCGCACGGTTGGCGGTGGTTGCATCTTCACGGTTGCTCGTGATATTGAACGCGGCGGCTTCCAAATCGGGCGAGACTACGAGCAAGTCGTAGTTCAAGTCCGCAGGTTGACCCTGGTCGTCCAAAATCTTACGCATGGCGGTGCGAACAGTCGTGAAGTTCGTCAGGTTCAAAGTCAATGCGTTCACATTGTTCTGAACTGTCGTATAAGCCGCACCCTTGTCAACGTGGTTGGCGTTGAACATGGTCAGGCCGTCATAGCCAAGACCAAACAAGGTGGAGGCGTCTCCGGCGTTCAAAGCTGAGAAGCATTGCTGGCTGATATGGCGTTGGAAATTGCTTCCAGCACCACGAACTTTACGGTCAAGTTCGCCAGTTTGGTCATCTTTGACTGCGTTGTAAGAAATCCACACTGAGATGTCCCAGTCTTTAGCTGTGACAGCAAGTGCCTTTTCAACGAAGTCCTGGAACTGGGGACGACCACGATTTTGCGTCGGCATAGGCGCGGAGCCTAAGTCAACGAGTTCCATTTGACGCGCAGTCAATGTAAACACATTGGCGATTGGCGCATACGTCGGTATTGCAGGTTCTGCTGTGGTTAAAAACCCAGTCCGAGCCTGAATAACCAAGTGCATAGGGACATCACCGGAAATCATTTCTCATCTCCTTTATGCGGCGGAATTCAAGGCGGGGCCAGCTAACAGAACATAGCAGTACCCATCTTCTACCTTTTCGAGCTTACCCAAGTAGAAGTTAGCTGTGCCAGTGGCGCTCAATGTGCCAGAGTCAGACTGATAGACCAGTTTACCAATGTCGCCATTGGCGAACACAGTGGACGGGAAGCCTACGACGGTTGGGCCAACATAGACTTCTATCTCAGTTGTTTCAGGGTCGCCCAAAACAACCGTTTTTCCTTCTGCGGCCACACCCAAACATACATCAGTGGTCAAAACGGTGATGGCATCTACAAACGGCGTGGCGTTGACAGTGTCAGCCGATTGGTCAATCATCACACCTTGACCTTCAAAGAACTTATTCGCCACAGAGGTGTCGATATACCATTTCTCAGAGACGACATTATCCATGCCGCCCAGGAAACGGAGATTGGAATTCTGAGTTAGGTCTGCCATGTTATGCCTCCACCTGAACGAACTCACGCAGGTCGTAATCTTCGGCTTTACCCAACTCAGGGTTGGCCTTGAAGAATTCCTTGATGTCCTTCTTCGCGCCTACCCACATGCGAGCCGCGCCGAGGAACTGTGCGGGCAGAGGCTTACGGGTGAGGAAGTTATCCTGAGCAAAACCGCGCTCAGTGAAATCAATCGCGCCCTTCGCCATCGCCTTGAACATTTTCTCGGTTGCCATCGCCTGCTTTTCGGGCAAAGAAAGCAATAGCGCAACCATATCGGCGGCCTTGATTGGGAAACCAACGGGGTGGTCTTTTGTTCCACCTACTAAATCGCTGACGAAATCAACGACGTGAGACTTACGACGCTCAACAGCAATCATCTCTTCGGCGCGCTTGGTAGCCAACTCTCCGATTTTATCCAGAGCATCCGGCGAACCAAGCAACTCCTTCATTTCGGGAGAAGTATGCGTGGTATCGCCATCAACTGGGGGCTTCGGAGCAAGAGCCTTAACCAATGTCGTCAATTCTGCAATTGAAGTCGTGAGCTTTTCGTTGTCAGCTTGAAGCTCTTCTAACGTTTTGGTCATATCAATTCCTTTCATAGACTGAGATAATTCGATGGGACGTAAAAGCATATGTCCCTTCGAGTTTCTAGTACCTGGCTGGTTGGTCAAAGACCCTCCAAGTATCACTTTGCTTTCAGGGTCAGTGGACGGCGAGAAGAAGCGTCGCAGGTTGCCACGAATTACCTTCACGCCTTCATCCGTCCAATTGATTACGAAGCGAATTATGTTGCGGGTCTTATCGACCGATAGGTCTACAAGCCAGCCAGCACCTCCTTTGTGGTCATGCCCATCCATGTCAATAGGCAGACCAACGACTTGACCAGATTCCGTTTGGGTATGTGCAATTGCTTCTTTGGTGTTACGTACATAGGCTTCGAGTTCGTTCGGTTTGAACGTAACCTCTTCGCCGTTCATGGCTGTAAACGTTCCCGCCGCCAAACCATCAATGGCCTTGATGTAATCAAGGTCTACGGATTTTCCTTCTGCGACGAGTTCGGTAAATACAAACAACTTCTCTTCCTGATTGGCTTCCCCAGGAGGCGTCATTTTCTGAGAAGCATACAAGGCTTTCAACTTCTTCATGGCCTCATCTTTGCCAGAGCCTTCATATGGATTACCACGATGGTTGCTGGTCAAAGCCGCCCAAGCCGCACCCATTAGACGGGGATTCGGTTTTCCGTTTACCTTGACGCGCAAATGCTGGCCTTTGTCGTCTACGATAAGGAAGTCACCATCGGGGGCGTCTCCCAAATCGGCTGAAATTTCAGGGTCTAACGCTAGTTGAGCTTCGAGTTCTACATCCTGCTCTTCCGACCACTCTTCTTGATTTGTGGAATTATAAATTGCTTTCATTCCCTTCATTGCGCTAGGCATAGAATCAAATGCCTTGATAACGTCGCCCGACTTTACATCAACGATTTGAAACTTCCCGTTTTTGGCCTTCGTGATTTTATATTTCATATTCATCTTGTTGCCTCCAACTGCGCCTGGCTTTAGATGTTCAGGAACATTGCCTGAGAGAATATTGTCTGCCATATTACGATACGAGTAAACTAGCGGTCAGAAACGCGAAGCCCAAATTCATGAAGTCGATATTTCTAACGACCACATTGAACGCTTTTAGAACAAAGCAAATCAGGGCAATCAGGATAAGAATCGATTTAGGGTTGAGTGTCATTTTGTCCTTTACAAAAGAAAAGGCCGCACCATTTTGGGTGCGGCCAGTAGAAACAAGGTTGCATTTGGGTTCTGGATTGGTCAGCTAAAAGCGAGATTTCTCCAGATGAATTGTGTGAACTTTCGCTATATTACGTCTCAATTCAAAATCTGTCAATAGTTAGGCTATGGCTCAAAATTAGACAAATTGTCAGTTTTGATTTTAACATCGGGAGGGTTGATGTCCTTAGTAGGCGCGTCGCTGGTGGATTTAGTCAACTCTGCGCGTCTCAAAGTTACAGGTTGAGTGAGTTCAACATGCCATTTCTCAGAAGGGTCTTGGGGACGAGTGAGATACAAAACATATCTTCCTGGTTCTAATCTATCCATCATCTTAGCTAAATAAATGGCGCGATTGGATAAACTATCTGTGTCTGACGGCATAGTCGCCTCCTTCTTTCCATTGATTGTCCAGTGATGCCATTATTGCCGAGTCGAAAGCCTTCATCTTGAATATTCTTTTCACTTCTTCCTTCGTGAATTTCAAAATTTTCTTGACGAAATAGCTCTGACGAACACTTATCTCGAAACTGCCGTCGCTGTTCTTCCACGCCGCCGCGATGGAAGTTACGTTAGGGTGAAAGCTCAATAGATATTCCCTAAACTTAGTGAGTACAAACTCGCAATCATCAGACAATATTTCCATTCGTTCTCCTTGATGTTTCTGGAGAAAATTTCTCCATTACATCGTATATAAAACACCGTACTGGTCATACAAAAAATGACGGCATTTCAAGTGCAATGGAGGCACTTGTTGGCTTTCGTACCATGTTCTAGCAGGTTGCATTACACCTGTGAGACTCTTGCAATCTTCACATTGTTTTACGCCAGGAATCCCTCCAAACGTTAAGGCAATATCCTTAGCAGTAGCTACCTTCATGTTATTGAAAATCCTATCCAATCCTTGCTGGTAACCAATAGCTACTTCCTGAACAGTCTTATGGGTCGTGGTTGGTTTATCTCCCACACCCTCTTTGAAAGCAGTGAGACGTTCCGCCAAGTCGTTGATGTAGCCGCGTTCGGCTTCCTGTTCTTTATTTAACCAAGCATCAAGATTGGCGTCGGGATAATCTTCATTTCGATAGATGAAGGATTGCGTCTGCCCCCAAGACGAAGCCATTAGAGCCACCATCATGGCTATGAATGCGGCTTTTGTCTGATTGGTGGTCAAATATTCCTGAGACGCCTTCTCGACGCCATTGTAGAACCGGCTTCGGATGTTGGAGTAATCGCCAATTTGAAGCTCAAGGACGCGACGAGCATCCTTGAGGGTCATATTTCTGGCGAACTCATGGATAGTTGGTAGCCTATATTTTTCCATTTCGACTCAATACCATCTCTGCCGCTTTATATAAGTTATAGTTTCTCTGAGAGAACAACGACGTACCGGCCGCGCCAGTTCCAGTTCCACCTTGCGCGCCAATTCCTCCAGACATTGGGTCAGTCGTATCTCCTTCACCACCACCACTGCCAGTTGTGTCTTGGGGATACCCATATAAACCTTTGGTGTCGTAGCCCGCCGCGATGTCCTCTGGATTCGGGGAGTTGGCAGGCATAAAGCCTGTTTGCTTGCGGAACGCTTTATAGTCATCTGTGCCTACCGGAATAATTCCATCTATGGATTTCCAGAAGCTACCCAACGCCTCCAAAGCAATACTATTGTTGACGTGCGTAAATCGGATTTTTGGTCTACGAGTGAGATTTGGGAAAGAGTTCTTGTTCCATTCATAGAGCTTTCTGCCGATTTGGTCATCATATTGTGACGCAAACCCGTCCATCATGGCATTGAAAGTGAACACAGCGGCCTGCGTTACATCTGCCTGAGCCGCCCTCGCTCCGTGCTGTGTCATTGTATTCAACCCAATCCATTCCATCGTGTAGAGCGAAAGTATCAGGATGTCGTAATATTGAATTGCCGCCCTAAGGGCATTGGCCGCACTAAATGGAACATCTGTTACAGTCATCTGGATTCCAAACGGGGAGTAGGCGTAGTTGCCTTCGTGCGCCGCCAAAATCTTTTGAGCCGCGTTTGCGATGTTGGTCTTATCATCATTGGTTAGTTGTCCATCCTGAGTCTTTTGTACATTCAAAAAGCCAGCGGCGTGTTCAAAACCAATTCCCTGAATGATTTCAAGGCCATATTTTAGTCTTTCTAATCTCCATACCGCTTCCAACGGGCTTCGTCCCTCTGGATTCACAGGGTCTCCAAAGGTCAAATGTAGGAGCTTATTCTTCGGAATGTGAACCTGACGATACGGCCAATCCTGCTGAACAACTCCAGTGATGTGTTTTCCATCATCATATTCCCATCGAAAGAAGGTGCGGTTATCTCGCCATCCCAAACGCCGTATTCCTATAAGTCCATCATCGAACTGACTTTTCCAATCGTCCACCGATAGGATGCGGCCAAAGATTGGCGTTTCATCTCCCTCCACATTGTCGGGGGATGGGTTTTCCTCATAGGTGTTGATTTCACGCATCGGAGGCGGAGTCCAACTTGGGTCGCGTAAACCTGGCATGATTTCAAAAAGGCCAAAACCGTAAAACGGGACATTAGTGACGGTAGATTCGCTGAATCTATCGAATCCGCCATCCATATTCTCAAAATCTTGCAGGATGAACTCCTGATATTTCTTGTCATCATCCGTCGCCTTCTCCGGCAGGTCAACCATCGGCATGATGTTCCTAACCCATGAAGCAAATGCTCTGGAGACCATCACGATAGGCGGACACGACCGTAAGATACGTTTATATTCCGGCGCAACGGCAGGCCAATATAAGGATGCGTTGTACGCTTCCGTGATAAAGCCGCCGAACTCTCGGTAGCCTGATGTTCCCAATTCCCCTTCATCCATCATATTGATTTTAACGTCCCCAGGTTTGTAGTTGCGGTTGGCTTCTATTCGTTGAGCCAACTCCACTGCTTCGCTCCACTCTGTTTTGGATAGTCTTACCCCGATTTCCTTCTCAATCGCTGTTTTAGTCGCCTTAACCTTAGGCGCGGTTTGTCTGGTTGTTTTACGAGGCATAAAATTACTCCTAGTTCCACATTGCTACCGAAGAGCGGTGGTAATCAATGATGAGTACATGAACCAAAAGGGTAGAGTATCCATCTTCAAGAAACAATATTCTTCCCTTCTGGTCAACAAGGGCTATGAGTTTCCCCAAATAAATTACGGCCATCAGTCCGCCCACATAGATTCTTATCTGACTCAGGGCGGGGATGCGTATCATGGTCTGTTTCATATTCGCCATTCTACATTACATTCCCATAAACGGGAAGATGTCCAGAGAAATGGCGTAGCCAGGAAATTTGTGTATTTTGCCGTCTAATTGTGCGATATTTCGCAGGTTTTGTCTTGTATTAGGTTTTGTTAAATAAAAACGGACACAGCCTTTGGAGCTATATCCGTCGAATGATAGGTTAATGATAGCGTGTTCAGTAGTGAATTGCAAGGTGTTTGCAAAGATGGTCGGCGTTGCTCACATACCGACCATCAAAGCGGGTAGCCGTTGAAACCACCTACGTCCCGTATTATAATACCGTTCTACGCCGTGTGTTCACTGTCCCGAACAATCCAATAAAGTCGTCTTACAAGGCTCAAGAGATGTCGTGTAAACGCATTGATTTTCGGACAAGGGTCTTCCGAGCGGCGTGGCTCCAAAGGAGACGTTGTGAAAACGCATCAATGCCCACTGTGTAAACGCTGGTTTCTCGTCCACCCGCCGGTAAGCCTCTATCTCGAAGATATGCTCAAACATGCACCATATGTGGAGTTTATCTGTGGTTCGTGTGCCGCAGGACAAGATTCGTCCCATTGAGATAACGGACAGTCAAGTAGGTTGCTGGCTGTGTCCGGTGCAGATTACATCGAAGATTTCGGTTCGTTCAACTAACGATTTCAGCGGGGAATTGTAAAGTCGAATAATAGCGATGTCTAAAAATTATTCTCACTCGTGTGAATAGACGTTGAATGTGGGAAGGTTCGCATAAATATCTTGAAGCGGGTTGTGTGAAATAAATCGCAGGAGTAGTCGTGCAAATATCTAAAACCCCTCGGTATCCGTACACGTTGCGGATGGTGCGGTCAACTGTCGGGCAAATAGGGAGAATTCGGATAAAGTTTGTCGGATTTTAAGTGGATAAAGGCGGTCGAATTAGGGTGTGA